CGCGGTCACGTCGTACTACCACACCTCGTTCTCTGATAACGACAACAACAAGGGTCTCTTCTTGTATCCGTTCTGCTTGGACGTTTCCAAGGCCCAGCCGACGGGGTCGCTCAACTTCAGCCGTCTCGACTCCGCGCGCATCGTCAACGACAGCTCGCTATCCAACGACACCATCTATGCCATCAACTACAACATTCTCAAGTTGGAGAACGGCATGGGCGGTTTACTTTATTCTAACTAAGTAGTATGTGGACCACTATTATGCTCTTGGGCATCGTTTTCGTGCTCACCTACGACCCCAAATCCAGGACGCTTGAAAAAATCGTAGAATCCCCAGCACGACCCGTCGACCGCGACAGTCAGCAGATGTACTTTCAGAAGTTACAGTTTGGGGAACTTAAAAACTAGAGACTTTTATTAATTAATGATTTCAATGGACAGACAAACACTCACACTCATCGCCGTCATCGTATGCTTGATTGGCATCGTCGTCATGTTTCGAGAACTAAAGACCGCCAAGGAAGACGTCGAAGGACTTAAAGGGTTCTCTATGAACGTCATGAAACGCATGCAGCCCGTGCCAGTGCCCCAGCCCGTGAGCCCACCACCGCCACCGCCACCGGCGCCGCGCGTTGAAAAGAAACAGGAAGAGGTCGCCGAGGAAGAAGTCGAAGAAAAATAAATCCGCGGATAGTAGGATTGCCAATGTGCAACGATGAAAAAGTACAAGGCCATAGCCATACCGATATCATTTGCAGAAGAGAAACCTAGATTTCTCACGGTGAGGGACCGGCGGTTTAAGGATTGGATTTTCGTCACAGGGGGGTGTCGACGCAAAGAAATCTTTAACCCCCTCCGGTGTGCCCTTAGAGAACTTGAAGAGGAGACGCGCGGTGTGGTGTCTCTAAAGAATGGAGAATATACGGATTTTGTTTTTACATTTAAAGAAAGTCCCCAAGTGGAACTCGTGTACCACGTGTTCCTCTTTTTCGTGAGCTGGTCAAAGTCCGAGCAACAGCAGTTGTTGAGAAAGTTTAACGATGAAAAGCTCAAGACAAATTTGAAGAAAATCAATAAACAACCCTATAAAAAAACATACGACGAAAACGATTACATGGCGTTCGACACACTTTCAGAGTTCAACGCGAAGAAGAATTGGGACCTCATCTCCACGAACGTGGTGAAGAACCCGGAGTTTTACAGCTGCATGACTTCTTTGCACAGAAAAAAGTTTTCAATTAAGTAGAGACGATGAAGTCTAAGAATTATATTTTAATGCAAATCAGAGATTTATATACAAACAAGTTGGGGTTATATGACCACCAGGCGGATGGTGAGATTGAAAAAATAAAAGATAAAACGGTGTATGAGCTTTTAGTGATTAAGAAAACCCTCTCTGAATCGGAGGATGGCCCGAACATGCAGTGCCTCCACTGGTTTAGAGATGAATCACGTTTTGATAACTAGAAGCCTATGTTTCGCCAATGGTGTGCACAGGAAGGATTCATGCATTCACGCAATTTGTCGCATGTACTGATGGACGGGGGGTGTCTCAGCGTACCATTCGACAAATTACGAGCATTCAACGCGCGCTACGTCGACGCGTGTCAGCGGGGGGAGAAAGTGTACGTCGTCGAACAGAAGACGGACACCTATAACTTCTTCGTTGACATAGATTACAAAGATACGGACCCCTTGTCGCTGGAAGACATCGAGGACGTGTGTCGCATCATCTGCGACAAAGTGCGACGCTACGGGGGACAGCGGTGTTTAGTGAGCGTCGCGGAACCGAAGAAGGTGGACGCGGACAGGTACAAGACCGGGGTTCACCTGAACTGGTTAGGACTCGTGGTGGACCAAAATGCCGCGGTGGCCCTTCGAGAACACATTCTCGTCGTGTTGTACACGGCAAAGGCGGGCGTGGATTGGAACGAGGTGATAGATAATTCCGTGTACGGCGACCCCGATCGCGGGTCGAAGGGTAGTGGGTTTCGCCTCCCCTGGTCGCACAAGAAGGCCAAGTGCGTGTCGTGCAATGGTCAGGGGTGTGCGACGTGTGAACATTCGGGCAAAGTGACCCAGGGCATGTACCTGCCCGTGTTCACCTATCAGGAGGGGCGCATGGAGCCCGTGGACCCGTCACCGACCACGGCGTTGTTGGAGATGGCAGAGGTGCGCACCCACGTGACCGAGGTCGTCAAGGTGGAGCCCCCCGCCAAGGCTATCAAGGAGGGCGCGTTCACAAAGGTACAAACCAAAGATGAGTTACACGACATCGAGGTCAAGGCGATGCTCGAAATGTTTATTCAGAAAAACATGGAGGGTCAAGCGAATGCAAGGGTCACGAAAGTTTTCAAATACAAAACAACATTTCTCGTGTCCACGACGTCTCGATATTGTGAGAATCTTCAGAGGGGGCATGGGTCCAATCACATTTGGTTTTACATCAACGGGAACACCATCACACAAAAATGTTTTTGTCGTTGTGAGACGGTGCGAGAGCGCAGGGATGGGTTTTGTCGCGACTTTGCGGGTAAAAGGTACACGCTCACCCTGCAATTGTTTCGAATGCTCTACCCAGATGGGTCCGCGGTGTGTCGACCCGTTGCGTCACCAGGCCCATCGACGTCGCAGGACGTGGTGGATACCACGGAGTTTGAAGTTTTCATACAACGGTATTTCACAGGTCATGAAAACACAAAAGTGATTCGAGTACAAAAGAATAAAATTTTCACAAACAACAACTTTTGTGCACTCGTGGGTAAAAGTCACGGACAGATGTGTTTCAACGTGGACAAGAATGGGTTGATGATGTTGGGGTGTCCGTGTAAACAGAAGAAGGGTGTTAAAGTGTTGCCATCGATGTTTAAAAAAATTATGGGTAAACATTAAATGACCTTTGCGTTCTTTGGTGCCTTGGGATACCTAGGTTACGTCCTTCGCTCCGAACGTGTATCATGGGGTGCTGAAGAGGAAGAGTTAAAGGAGGAGGCGTTGAAATATTCAGGCATCGACCCCGACGAGTTCAAGGCGTTCGCCGCGGGCATGGCAGAGGCCGAAGCCGTGGTGGACACCGCACCCAGAGCGGCTGCGAAACACCTTTACGACGCCCTCGACCGGTTTGAAAACTTGGGAACACACAACAATTACGACGTTCAAGAGGAGGTGCACGACGTCGCCACGCGCGTGGGCATCGCGATGGAGCGCAAAATTTTAGAAAGTTGTTTGAAATTAAAAATAAACTGGACACCAAGATACTTAAACAATACGCTCAACTAATTCATTAAGATGACTACACGATACGGACGCGCCATCAAGCCACCAAAGGATGTATATGTTCCCGAGATGGTTGAACTCGAGGACGATTACAGCGAAGATGAATACGACAGCGATTACTCTGCGAGTAGTGACATTTCCACGGACCAGGAAGGGTCTTCGTCGGAAGAGGAAGAAGACGTGTGTGACGACGATGACGAAGGCAGTTTGAAAGACTTTATCATCTCCGATTCAGAGGAATCAGATAGTGAGAGTGCTTAAAAAGATAAAGCGTCAGTCATGTAATAATGGAGACGGATATAGGTAACCCAATTCAATACAAACCCGAACTCGACGACGACATTGAATATGAGCAACAACAACAACAACAACAGTACTACGCACCGCCACCCATGATGATGATGCACCCACAACCACCACCCATGCCCATGGACACAAAGTTGGATTTTTCAAATTTAGACAAGAACACATACATAGTGATGTTCATCGCGTTTATCGTCGGTTTTTTCATGGGTAAGACCATGCAACCTGTAATTCTCAGAGCGATGTAAGTTCATCTTCTTCACGTACATAGCCCACGAAACCCCCAACACTACCACTCTTAGGCTCGGTGAAATATGCGCGCGACACGACGTTCGGGTCCTTCAGGTTCGCCCTGAGGGCTTCGGAAGCGGTGGCGTGTCCCTCTTGTTTCGCCTTCTTGTCTAACAATGGTTGATACACGAAAATAAAATACGCGACGAATGCGATAGTCACGAGATTCAAAATGACACTGAGCATTTATATATAAGGTATATTAAAAAAAATCTACTCGGCGTTTCGAGTGGCTTGACGCTCGGCGATTTCACGTGCGACGATTTCGTCGGCTTCCTTGACGAGCTCTTCCATCGGTGCGTCGGGCTTTTGCTTTTGAAGTTCAGAGAGAACTTCGGCCGGGTGACGGACCGGGGCTTCGTCGGGTTTCGTGTAAAACTTGCTGTTCTCATCGCCCGGGACAAAGTGGTTCGTGCCGTCCAACATCCCACGCTTACGTTCTTCGAACATCTTAGCAGCGGCGGATTGCGACTCGCGGTAGCCCGTCATGATTTCTTCGAGGCGTTCGTTCTGGTAGTGCACGTCCTCAATCTTGGAGTCATCCGGCGGAATCAAAATCCACTTGTACATGTCGACCACGTAGATGTTGAAGGTTGCATCTTCCTTTTGCAAACGCTTGGCGTGAGCCGCGGCTTCGTCGCGGGTGGCGAAGCATCCACGAATCTTAATACCAAACTTGTCAGACTTCTGCGGTGCTTCCGGTCCAACGATGGACAGGCACGCGAAGATTTGACCCGGGACGGTGACGTAATCTGGTTCGAGGAGGGACATTTTCTACTATACAAATGTGACTAAACTTTAACTACGTTTAACATATTTTTTGGAACCTTGTCCATAAATCTTCGAAGCATGGGTGCAAAATTTTGTGGTCGATAGCCGTATTTATTCGACACGACCAGGATGAGTCTGTTTTCGTACAATCGTTTCAAATCATCGTCGGTCTCGCGGTCGATGGCGCGTTTGAGGATGGCCATGCGCTTGATGTCCTTCGCGGTGAACTCTCCCAGACTTTTCATGTTTTCGAGGGGCCACGCGTTAGGGAGGTCCATGTACCTCGCGAGCGAGCGCTTGGTGGGGAAGAGTTTGAAAAATGTGTGGTGATGTTTTTTAACTTTCCCACGGGCGAGGTCATTCAACACTTTGTTCTCAAAGTATTCCGCGTTCCATGATTTGTTTCGTAAATTTTTCATCTCTGCGACGATGACGTTGCGTTGGTCGTACGGTTTGATGTGGTGAGGTTTGTATGGCTTTTGTGTGAATGGCGAACGGTTCATTTTATTTAAAACACTCCTTTCGTACACGTATTTTATTTTGCCGTTGACGAGTTCAGTCATTAAGAAGACTTTATTTTTTACTTTGTCATTCGATGTGGGATGCACGAGTGTATCGACGAAAACGACGTTGTTCGTCTTCCTCTTCGGGCGTTCGGGTGAAGGCGAAGCGTACCGGTCTTTCAATCGTTTGATGGTGTTCGGCGTCATCGCGCGCGGGCGTTGAATGTTTCGCGTTCTCACGGGTCCGAGCCATTCTAATTCCCGATTGGTGAGATTTCGATTCAACAGCGTCCCAAAAGTCAATTCGGGATTTAGTTGATTTTCGATTTCTCTATTGGTGATGTTGACACCGAGCGCACTCCTGATTTCCTGGAAAAATTTCTGCCTCCCATTAATGTTCAACACTCGTTGATTTGGTCGGGGGTCGAAACGCATATATCATCAACTGACAAATAAAAATAAGATGCGTTTGAAACATAATATAATGCTCGAAGGCGATGTTCGTCAGTGGGCTCAAACGGTGTACGACGCACTCGGTCCGGGGTATAACGAATGCGTGTACCACAAGGCGATGGAAGTCTTGTTGAGGAAACAAGGGGTACAATACGAAAGTGAACGTATTGTACCTATTGTGTTCGAAGGGCACACGATAGGCAACGTGCGCAGCGACATCATCGTCAACAACGAATTCGTGCTCGAGTTCAAGTCCGTTCGGGCGTTGACGGACGCTGCGGCGCTTCAGACGCATAACTATCTTCGTCTGACTGGTCTGTGTCTTGGCTATCTGATAAATTTTGGTCATCACAAGCTTGAACTTGTGAGAGTAGAATCATCATCGGAAACACCTTCGCCATGACTTCGTAGCTTCGTTTGGCCTCTCGCGCGTAGGCCTCGGGGTCTCGGAGACCCTCTTGTAGGATGTGTTTCGCGCGGTCGAGGTGAAAGATGACTTCTTTAATGCAAAAGTCCATTATTACATTATGGTGGCGAGTTCTTTAAACGGTGGGTATGAATTGCCATCGAAGGTCGTGACATATCTTTTTCCATATGACATCCTGTTGATACAATTTTTCCTTGGATTTGAGCAGGGGAAAGTATTGAAGGTACTCATCTTCGGAAAGTAATTCTACAAATTTATATAATACATAGCTGTAGGACAAAAAGTTTTTTCTATCCTTTGGACAATTGTCGTCGAATGGTTTTTGAATCTGTGTGAACATCATGCGCAACCGCTCTTCGAGACTCTGTGGCATTTTAGGGGGTTTGATGCCATAGAGCATGTTCGTGATGTATGGCGTGTGTTCGTAGTATTTGTTATACTTGAGTTTCTTCAACAACCCCCTCACCTTTGCGTGTGTGATTTCCGAAACCTTTTTAATTTTCATCTTCTTCAACTCCACCTTGAGTTGTTCGATGACCTCGTCCGGAATGGTCGTGCTCTCTTGCGCTTGAAACTGCGACAGCCACTCGTTGAAATGATTCTCCCTCTTGTAACTATAATTTATAATCTTCGACGTCTCCTGTTCCTCCTTGTAGCTCAACTCGTCCGAAATCAACGTCGCGATGACGACGCCGCACTTGTCGCACACCAAGTCACTCGCCTCGTGACAGTGAATGATGTTACTCTCTTCGCACGTGTGGCATCGGTCCAGGCATGGTCCTGGCATTTTTCTCGGAAGCGATTGGTTCTCGACTTCAATGAGATAGTCCGTGTACAAACTTCCGCGCGCTAACCCGGTGGTTTCTTTCACGTTAAACACGTTGTCCGTGGACGTCTCGGTCTCGCGGTCTTCGTCGGCGTATTCGTTCATGTACGGCATGCACTTGATGATGTAGTGACTCATCTCCTCCTCGTAGTGTGTTTTTTTGTCGGGATGCTTCCGTATCAATGAATTCCATTCATGAATTTTATTATTGAAGCGACTTAAAAAGTTGCCCTCCATAAATATGTAAATGGCCAATCTTTTAACTAATATAATCGTATGGGTTTATGGAAAGTACAAGAATTTCTTCAGCATCCGTGATTACGCCGTCAGCAAGATTTTCCTCGAATACAGCATCGACCAGGAACGCAAGTACGAACTGGAAGACAGCTTTTGGGCGGAAGAGGAGCGTCACTGGGACGAGGAGAGTGAGTTTTACATCGACATCACGCGACGACCTTTTCGGAACACCGAGGTTCCTCAAAACGTGTTGCGCACCGTCTGTCGCGTGTTGTACTGGTACAAAAACGAATGTTACAAACACTGCACGTACGACATGAACTTCCCATGGCCCCCGGTCAGGGGTGAGATGAAATTCATCCTCCCCATCACCTCCGCAGTCCTCGTGGACGAAGACGACAAGCCCCAAAGGGACGTGACTCGAAAGGTGAAGCGATACGCGGGACCCTTGGGTGATTTCCACGGCGAGCGCGTCTTGTTGAAAGACTTACTGTACTACGACGACGAGACGTTGGCGACGGAATTTCCTAAGATTCAAGTGGTCAATGCATTGGGTATGAAAAAGGTGATTTCAACTACAACAGGATACACTACGGACCTTCTGTCGCCTTAGTGGCCAAGTAAAATTTAAGATGTCCCAAGTTAGCGACGTTATATTGTAAAATCAAGAAAGCTTGTTCTTGCACGACTTGTACCGATGCGCACATCCCCGTCGCCTTTGTAAAAATGTTGAGATACTTGAGCGAAAAGACACCGGACACGGAGTTATCCACGTGTTCCACGGTTTCGAGCGTCGTCTCCTGATTCGCAAAGTCCCCTTCGCACGTGAGTTTCATGATGTTCCGATGGCGCGCGATGGCGATTTCCGAACCAATGTTACTCATGTCTCGACATATCCTTTGAAAGTCCACACTGGGCATGGTGGTCATGCACGTGGCGTCGAGTTCGGGAACTTCAATCTGACTCTCGTCGATGTCCAGAAGTTTCAGTTGAAAGTTTGATTTTTGTTTCTTGCTTTCACTGAGAATCTCAATGTCCATGAATTCCTTGGACGTGATGGAGATTGTCAGGACATCGTTATTCGTGATGCTCTTCAGGAGTTTAAACGTGTTGGCGATGTTGATGCCCGCGATGACTGGTTCCGAACACTCGTACTCTTCGAAATTGTCGGCTGAAAGATTCAGGTCGACCAAGCTCGTGCGCGCGGTGTCGAGGGTGACGATGGAGACTCCTTGTGGTGTGAAATAGACGTTGACATCGTTGAGGATTTCTTTAAGAACCTCGAAGACCGATTTCACAGCGGTGGATTGGATAGTCACCAGCTTCATGATGAACAAAAGTCCTAATTCTTTATTTGATTGTAGGCTTCATTAACACTGCGACTAATTTTAGCTTGCAAATCGGGAGTCATTGGCGGCTGTAGTGTGGACCCATAATTCTCCATGTCAAAGATGCCCCCACCGTTCCTGACCTCGTCGTCGTTCTCCAGTGACGTCATCGAGCACGAAAACCCACCGATGTCGTCGAAGAACACCTCTTCGTTGGGAAGGAGGGACATGAGCCACGCCTTGATTTCCGAACCCACGAGGACTTTGCCATTCTTGGTCAACATCGTCGGCACTCGACTGATTCGATGTTTATATTCAGGAGGAATCCCTCGCTGATTGATGTTGTGATAGTGTATGAGTTGTTTCAGCTGGGGTCGAGCCTGGATAAAATCGATGAGTTCCCGACTGTGCTGGCACTTTGGGCTAAATATCAACAACGACATTTTATAATACAGAGATTATTTTCTCCATAAAAATTAACGCGACATGAAGGTTCTTTATCTCATCCTCCTCGTCATCGTGGTCATCGCCTTGACCACCCAGCAGCCGACTGAAAAGTACACCGAACTCTTTGGGTTCAACGGATACACCAAGCCCGTGAACCAGGTGGTCCTCAAGGACCCGAAGTTCGACACGTCTTCGTACGCCGAAGCCGAAGCCGTCGTGAATCACGACTTGATGGAAAAGTTAGTGCTCACGACGAATAAAGAAATCACCAAGCGCACGGATGATTGTTCGTACATCATCGAGACCACGGCGGTGAAGAAGTTCGTCCAAGACGGCAAGCCGGACGTGTACAAGTGCATGTTCATGTGCGTCCGTGCGAAGGGCTTCGCCTTTGGATTCTCCGTCGTGTCGACGCTGTCCGTGAAGGGTGACGACGTGCGCGTGTTGTCTCTGCGCACGCAGCCCCTCGATGTGGAGGGTCCTGAGGACGTGAACCCGTACGTTCAGGACGTCGCGAAGGAGTTCTTGGACTACGACATCGTCAAAACGAAGTCCACGCCCACGAAGACTGAGTTAGACGCCGCGAAAGAAAAACTTCTATAGACTTTAGATGACCATCGACATCAATGAAATTAGAAAACTTGATGTAAAACGTCAAGAGATTCGTAAAGAAATATACATGCGAATATACCAACAATTTGAACGTAAAATAAGACAACAAGTGGAGTTGGGAAGAGACAAGTATCTATTTCTTCGCATACCATCCTATGTCGTGGGATACCCTAAATTCGACCGCGAAGCCGCGGCGCGTTACTTGACCAGGCAGTTCACGAATGGTGGATTCGACGTGCAACACGTGAGCGACGTTGACATCTTCGTGTCGTGGGTGCCAAAAGCAAAAAATAAACCCAGGAAGCCACCACCAGCCAAGGAGGTTGAACTCCCAGTGGAGTTCCCAACGCTCATGAATTTGAAAAAAGCTGCGAGTGCGTACAAGAAGGCTTAAAATTATTTCAGTATAGGTTAGTATGGACAGCAACTTGAACGTACTTGTCGAAGCGAAGAAGGAATACTTGGGACAGTTGTGTCTCATCATGATTCCCGCGATGATTGAAACTTTTGAAAACATGTACAAAGAGGCTGTGACGATGTGCAAGGGGAAGAAGGTGCTCATTCAGTACCAAAAACTTCTCAAGGAAGTGCCGAACTGGTCGAACGCGATGTCCAAGCAACACGCGGATAACATCGCGAACCGGTGTGCGTGGTACAGCGACCTCCTCGCCGCCGTCTTCGTGGCGTGCACGAAAATTCTCAGTTCGGTGCGTCTCACGAGCAACGGACAAAAAATGAGTCTCAAGCTCCCCTCCAACGAGGTGTTCATTCAGACGTGCTACAACAACGTCGCGAAGGACATCTACAAGGACCCTTACGTGTACCACGATGAACAGAGTGAATACACCAGAGATGACGTGCTCACGCAACGCATGACGACGTGCATCGAGAACACGGTCAAGGAGCTCATTCCCGTGCAACAAATTCTCCAGACGTACATGAGTTCTCAAGACAACAGCAAGGACATCGACTTGGGTGGTGAACACGACCTCGACACCGAGGACCCTGAAGTCTATGACGAGGAGCCCATGGCTGAGCCCGTGGCCGAGCCCGTGGCCGAGCCCGTGGCGGCCGAGCCCGTGGCGGCCGAACCCGTGGCGGCAGAGCCCGTGGCCGAGCCCATGGCCGAGCCTCCGATGGGTTTGGAAAACGAGTTCAAAACCATCCCAGACGTGCCGGCACCAGCCGACGCCGGGGATGAGGATGACGACGACGTGCTCTTCGGCGATGCCCCAGAGCGACGACGTTAAAAAGAAAACCTATGCATAAGGTAATACACAATGGAGCTCAGTGATTACTTAAGGGACCCGTTCAGTGCTGCGCTCATCGGCGCGGCCATCACGGCGGGCTACATCCACCTGAAGGCGCAAATGAACAATGAAGGGAAATTACAGCTCGCGCAGTACACGAAGCCCGCGGCGCTCAACGCGATTTTGATTTATTTCATCGTGTCGAATGGTGTTGGTCAGCGTGAAACCATTTCCACGGACCCCTTCTAATTCGCTTAAAGAATTTATCATATAATTAGACAGAAATACACGATGGCTTCTGTTTCGGCGTTCAATGAAATGATGGCAAACTTCCTCGGTGAGATGGAAAAGGCGTTCCCAGACGAAAAGGGAATCAGAAAGTTCGAGACATCATTCGACCTGCTCCGAAAGAGTAACCCGCGAAAAGTCGTCGAGGCGTACATGACTGGTGTCGGTCCATACGCCGACCGCATCTCTCAGCACGACGAGACCCTTCTCGACGAGGACATTGGTTTCCTCAAGGACTTGAACATGAAGGCAAACTGGAGCAACGCGAGCGCGGCGACTCGCGGGGCCATCTTTCAGTATCTCCAGACGCTCTACATGATTGGTGTGACGATCACCAGCATTCCCCAAGATACACTCGTCGCCATCGAAAGTTTAGCGAAGGATTGCGCGGAAAAGATGCAAGCTGAGGGTGGTGCTCTTAATCAGGAGGCTCTCATGAAAATGTTAGGCGGTATGCTCAAAAAATAAACCTTTTGTTATATTAAATGAAACCCTGGTTTGAAGATTTCAAAGAACTCATCCACTCGGATAAGGTTTTACAATTCTGGCCAACCAACGACCAGACCCCAGCTGACCGCATCAACGCCGCGTCTCGATTCGTCATCTACGCCACGTGCATCATCTATGTCATTCGTCGCGACCCACGGATTTTCGTGCTCGGGGGCACCGTGCTCGGTGTGTTGTACGCGATGTACCGTTCGAACATGATTAAGGGCACACAGGGAAGACTGGCGAACAGCGAATCCATCATTGGTGGCGACGTGTGCCGAATGCCCACGAGTGACAACCCCTACGCAAACGTGCTTCTGACGGACATCACGGATGACCCCGAACGCGAGGGCGCCTGCTATTACCCTTCGGTGAAGGGCCACGTGAAGTATTTCGGCGACGACAGAGTCATCTACGATGGCGGGCGTTCTCGCAGCGCTCTCCCGGAATACCAGCGCAACGCATCGGCGCGCCAGTTCGTGAGCATGCCCGTGACCACCATCCCAGGAGACCAGACGGCGTACGCCGAGTGGCTCTACGGACCTAAGATGGGTCCGATGTGCAAATCGGGGGACATGTCCGTGTGTGACCCGAACGCACGCGGTGCCCAACTCAGCGCTTTCAGAGGATTGCAACCGAACGGGGACCGAAGATGATTTTCTCCACTACTAGTAATAAAAAAGCATGGCGTATCAACTCCAGCCTGGTCTTCAAATTGTGGAAAACACTGGTGCCCTCCCGGTGAGTCCTGCCACTGACGACGTGTTCGTGTACCCCCAGCCGAGTACGCTGAACCACGCCGATGGTGGACGCCCGAACACGATGCTGTACGGCACCGCACCTCTCATGGCTGGCAAGGGGTCGCCGGCCCAGTACATCGACACGTCTGACCAGTTGCGACCCCAGAGTACGTCTCGATTCAACAAGCCTCTCGTGCTCACGTACGAGAAGAACTTGTACCCACTCAACGACATGGCGTGTAAGCTCCCTGTGCGCACCATGGCTTTCGAACCGACCAGCACTCGCGCGGACGTGCAGAACGAATTGTTCCAACAAAGGTATAGCAAATAAAAAATATTAGTGCATAATAAGAATGGCAGACCCCATTTCAATCGCAGCCGTGGCTGGGTTGGTGTACGTAGGCAAGATGTTGAGCAAAGGTTCGGAAGCACCGACCTATGTTCCCGAGAAACCTGTCATCGACCCAAACACGATCATTCAAGTCGATGAACAGGAAGATGATTTTGAGTTCTCCAACGGCGTGAGCTCCGTGGAATATAAAAATAAGATTGAGATGCCAAGTTTCGGTGAAATCGCACCTCAGCGAAGAACCTCAGGAGGTGAAATACTCGACATGCGGGACCGATTCTACGACCAAGGTCGCATGAACAACCTGTCCCCTGTTGAAAAGCAAATGGTCGGTCCAGGTTTGGGCGTGAGCGCGGACACCCCCGCGATTGGTGGTTTCCAACAACTCTATCGAGTGATGCCAACGAACGTGGGTGAGTACAAGCTCACGCAATTGCCAGGCCGAGCGAATCACGGTACGGACACCACCGGTGGTCGTCGTGGTCTCGTGGGTGACGTGTCCAAGAACCGCCCCGAACGCACCGCGGACCTTTTCCAGAACCACCCCGTGGGTCGAGGTCGCGCGCAAGGCATGAGCGCCATCACTCCGAGACAGGAGCACGAACGCACCAAGCGCACGACCAATCGCGCCGAAACGGGCCTGCGCACGGATGGTCTCTCGAACGCCCCGGCGAAACGAATGACCTCCGCGATGACTATCGCTCAGGAACCGACCAGAAACAAGACTGACCTGAACGACAGTTTGTTCTATCACATGGATAACCCACAACCGAGCATTCATAGTTTCCATGGTGGGTACTTGAACACGGCGGCGTTGGAGGTGTCGCAGAACAGAGACAACGACACGCTCATGAAGTATGGGTTCAGACCGGAAGACAAACGCGGTCAGGCCAACCGAGTGGGCAACCCTGGACGCATGAACGTCAGAGAGAGCGCGCAGAAGCAGGGTGGGAAGTTGACGAGCGTGCGCATGGACCGCACGCGCGTGGATGGACGCATGAACCCAGCCAATGGTGCGTACATGCAACAATACAAGGATGCGGAGTTTCACCAATTGAACCCGTACAAGGGACAAATGAACCCGTACGCCACGCCGGAGAGCTTGAACACCACCAAGAAGCAGCTCCAAAACAACCCATTCGCTCAAAGTTTCTGCTAGACTCTATTTTCGTGAAACAAAACACTCATTAAAATTATGTGCATTAATTTTAATGAAGGTCTACACCTTAGATGTTGATAGTAGTCAACGAGACCCCGTGCTCTACGCGTACGCGAACAACTACGTCGTGACTCTGGAGAATCCCGTGTACGACGTGGAAAAGATTGAACTCGTCTCAGGAAGAATTCCGACGCCCCAGCGTACCATAGATGTCAGCAACAGAACCTTCAGCGTGGATGGCACCGACGTGACGCTTGATGTTAAAAATTACACGAGTGGGACCACGTTGGCCACGGATTTACAGAGCGCGCTTTCACCACCAGTCTCGAACGTCGATAGCGTGGTGTACACGAGCACCACGGATACGATGTTGTTTTCAAACGTCGATGGTGCGAGCTCCTTTACGCTCGAATTCGGTACGGGAACCCATGGATACGAAAGTAACGCCACGACCACGACACCGCATCAGGTGTTTGGATTCGGGTCGCG